TTAATCCGTTTACAGGATTTAAGTAATGAAGCTTTCAAACAAACTTTTGATGAGGAATTTCGTATTGAAGTTGCTAAATCTGTTGCGAAGGAGTTAGCAGAAGTAATTGCACCAATAAATGAAAAGCTTTCATCAATAGCAGGAGATATAAAAATAATGAAAGAGGATATTACTAACATCAGGGAAAGACTTGGGGAAGTGGAAGATGAAGTTATTTGTGAAAAGAAGGAAATTAGTGAGCTCAAAATAAGGATGGAGCATAAAAAGAAAAAGATAGCTGAACTTGAAAGAAAGGTAGCATTATTGCAACCGGATTCAATAGAATACTTATCAAAGTTTAGTGAAAAGATGCTACATTTAGAACCATTGCTTGAAAAGACAATAAAGTCAAATTCGATTATTAATCATATTTTTCGTATTTCTATTGGTGTGCTTATTGGAATAATTGCTGTATATTTTCTTATAAAACATTGGTGGGTAAATTTATTTTGATATGTCAGTAGTAGAAATATTTGGAAAACTTTTTGTAATTGTTTGTATTGGAATAGTTATATATTACTTCATTACAGAATTGCTTTGGCCAATAATACATAAAAAGAAATGATGTACAAACCAAAAAATTTTATTCTTGAGGAATTAGTTTGTCCTCACGTTTTTCGTAAATATGGAGAACAAGCTTGGACTTTCTTCGATTATAGAATATTGATGGTGCTTGATTTTATCAGAGATCAACTTGGAGCAACATATGTTAATAATTGGGATATGGGTGGAAATTACAGTCAAAGGGGGTTGCGTTGCATTCAGTGTGATTTGGTCAAGAAAGCTATTAAAAATAATATATTGTATGAATCTGCTCATTTACGTGGACAAGCTTTTGATTTTAAGGTAAAGAATAAAACGTACAGTAAAGTTAATTTATGGATTATAAGTAATCCGATACATATTCCATTTCCAATAAGAATGGAGAAAAATACCAAGGGTTGGTCTCATGTTGATGTATGTAATGATGGAAAAAATGGTTATATCGTACAAACATTTATAGGATAGATGAAAACCAGACCTGAGAAATTACCATATGTATTTACATTTAATATTATAACTATGATACGATTTATAAGAAAACTTTTTGGACACAAACACGTTTCTACAAGGAATTTTGGATTGAAACGTGATACTTTTGATGTACGTGACCGTGTATATGTGCCGAAGTATAAGACTAAAATTGTATATCCAGAATCAACTGAAAGGAGGCATTTTAAGTTTTTTCCGTTTCGGTGGAATCAATTGGATATTGGATCGTGTACGGGAAATGGTGGAGTGGCTGGTTTCGTTGAAGCACTCTTGAGAAATAATATGCCTATTTTTGAACCGTCACGTTTATTTGCTTATTACAATGCTCGTACAGAAGATTGTAAACAGGAAGATTCAGGAGCATCCATACGTGACGTGATAAAAGGTTTAAACAAGTATGGGGTTTGTGAAGAAAAAACTTGGCCATATGTTACATCCAAATTTGCTACAAAACCTTCTCCAGAAGCATTTACAGAAGCTGAGAAACATCAAACAATAGAATATTACCGTATTTATCCGGTAACGAAAGAAGCTATAATGGACGCTATTTACAATGGGTATGCTATTGTTTACGGTCAAATCCTGTATAAATCGTTTATGTCTGAGGGAGTGGCCTGGACAGGAGTTGTTCCTTATCCCAAATGTTGGGAAGATGAAGTTGGTGGACATTGCAAGTGTATTCTTGATTATGAAAAAGAAGGTGTGTTTGAACTTAATAGTTGGGGGAAAGAATGGGGGAGTGATGGAGGTTGCTTGATCCCTTGGAAATATGTATTGGATAGTAAGAAATCGTTTGACTTTTGGGTCATTAAAACAACAGAAGTATAGTTATTTAATCAAAAACAAAAGAAGATGAAAAAGTTTTTTGTATTTTTTGTAGTATTATTTGCAGCAGTAATTGTTGCATTTGGTCAGGAACAGCCAGACTCAACAAACGTTGTTGTGGTCACAGGGTTTGACACCATTGTAGAATTTTTAAAAGCTAACATGTGGACATTGATTTTCATATTGTATGCTTTTCTTGAAACTTTGTTTGGTCAGACAAACCTTATTAAACAGGGTTCAGTGCTTGGTCTGATTTGGGGATGGATTGGTAAACTGATACGCAAACAGGTGCCTTCCATTAAAGGTAAATATATGACGGATGAACAAATTAAAGCAGTAAGAGGATGATACGTTATTATCCGGCAATTTGTCCTTATTGTGGTGGGAAAGGGTTTGTTACTAATTTTAATCCTTCAACAACAGGAAATACAATAAAACAATGTGTTGTTTGTAACGGATTAGGAAGAATAACTGTTACTGAAGTAATTTCAGATAATCTTCCAGATTTAAAGAAACATATTACAGAGCAAGGGGATGTTATTTGTACTTTTTATAACAACATCAAAAATAAATTAAAATGAAAAAGCTAATTGTATTTTCTTTGTTACTACTGTTTATATCAGTAGGAGCATCAAGTCAGGGGGTATTTAGCCAGTTTGGAAAGATAACCAGAGGAACAAAAGTTGATCTTCTTAAAGGGGAAGGAGACAAACTACTTAAATGGTATGTAAAACCTACAGCAGAATTATCAGCAGTCAATCTTGTTAGAAATAAAGAAGAAAATAAATGGGAAGGTAGCCCGTTTACTGCTGCTGGTATTGGTGCTGGTATTCAGCATTATATAGAACATAATGGAGTTCTTGCAAATGATTATGGATTTAATGCATTATTTATCATAAATTATAATGATCCGTTAAATGTAGGATTTGGGATAGCAGGAACAGCCAATATACTTGATTTTGTAAATGCTGGTGGTGGGTATGATTTTACAAATAAAGTACCATTACTATTGTTTGGAGCAAGTTGGAAATTTTAAATTATAATTAATGGAACGCACGAAAGGAAATAAACCCCAAGTAGACGGGAAGCAGGTTCAGGTATTAAGTGAATTAGTAAGTCGTGTGCTTCTTGCTTCCCGTCTTGGTATTCAGTCATACGGGGGTGATAGAGATTTATATCAGGCACTTGGATATAAATCACAGTTAAATTTTATTGATTTCTTTGAAAGATACAAAAGACAGGATATAGCTAAAGCAGTTATTGATCGTCCTGTTAAGGCTACATGGCAAGGAGAGTTAGAGTTGATTGAGTCAAATGAGGTAGACGAGACTGAATTTGAGAAAGCTTGGAGGAGGTTAAATCGGGATATGGGATTGAAGTCTCGTCTTTCTCGTTTGGATAGGCTGACAGGGATTGGCAGATATGGGATTCTTCTTTTAGGTTTGGATGATGCAAGTACAAGCGAGGCTTGGCAGAATCCTGTTAAAACTGGAGCAAGGAAGCTATTTTATGTTAAGCCTTTGAGTGAGGATAGTGCAAAGATCAATAAATATGAGGAAAGACCATCAAATGAAAGGTATGGGATGCCTTATCTTTATGAGATTAATGTGACGGACGCTAATTCAAACAACAGCAAAAAAATCCTTGTACATTATAGTAGGGTTATTCATGTCACGGACAATCCCTTAGAATCAGATGTATTTGGTACACCAAGACTTGAACCTATTTTTAATCGTTTGATGGATATTGAAAAGGTTGCAGGTGGGGATGCTGAGATGTTTTGGAGAGGGGCAAGACCAGGGTATCATGGAAAACTTGATCCCGATTATCAGGCAACTCAGGCTTTCAAAGATGATTTAAAAGCACAAGTGGATGAGTTTGAGCACAATCTAAGAAGGATATTAATAAACGAAGGTGTGGAGATGAAAGCTTTGGATCAGCAGGTAACTGACCCATCTTCACATATGGATGTACAGTTAAAACTCATTTCTTCCGAAACGGGGATTCCTGTAAGGATATTGACAGGCAGTGAAAGGGGGGAACTTGCGAGTTCTGAGGATAGGAGTGAATGGCTTTCATACATTCAGACAAGACGTGAGGAGCATGCAGAACCTTGTATATTGCGTCCTGTTATTGACAGGTTTATTGATTATGGCATTCTCCCTGAACCGGAAGAAGAATATTCTGTACATTGGTCAGAATTATTTGCTCAAAGTGAGAAGATGAGAGTGGATATAGGTAAATCAAGGGCAAATGCTATTGCTGAATATACTCGTAATCCTTTAGCAATGGAAGTAGTACCTCCGTCAGTATTCATGGAAAAATGCCTTGGGTTTACTTCTGATGAGATCGAATGGGTGTATAATACCCGTGATGAGGAAATGGAAGAAGAAATAAAGAAATTTGGGGAGATGCAGGATATTCTTACTCCTGTACCTGCTCCAAATCCTCCTGATGAAAAGAAAAGTAAAGAACGCAGGGGTGATCCCCCAAAACGTAGAAAAATGCCAGATGCATCTGTGTGAGCATGACATATTAACGGTTTATAATAATTATGATCCAACTCATACAACTGGACTTAGGAATGCATTTACACGTGCCATGAATCGTAGGTTTACTGAATTGGAGAAAGTAATTGTAGAAGCTGTGATTAAGCAGGATTGTTTGGGATTAAATAAGCGTAGTATTACAAATCAGCAAATGATTCCTCCAGGTTATCATGCATTTGATTTTCCACGTTCATCTGAACGAGTAGAAGCATTTATGAAGTGGTTACAGTTACAGGTGGATAAAGGCATACTTACAGTTCAGCAATTTCAACAAATAGGTTCATCTGTGGAAGCAGCATGGACAAATATGTACGTTGTTGATTCATATAAGAGAGGGATAATCAGGGCAAGAAATGAAATGATTGCAGGAGGAATGAATATTCCTTCTATTGATGATTCAGGTGGAATTGATGCAGTGTTTGGATTACCATTTCATATGGATCGTGTAGGTTTACTTTTTACAAGGGTATTTACTGAATTGAGGGGAGTAACGGATGATATGGCTAATAAAATAGCACAGATTCTTTCTCAGGGAATGATTGACGGGGATGGTGCAAGATTACTTGCAAGAAAGATGCTTGCTACAATTGAAGGAACGGAAGCAGGTACATTAGGATTAACTGATAAGTTAGGAAGGTTTATTACTGCTAAACGCAGGGCAGAAATGATAGCAAGAACCGAAACAATTAGGGCTTTTACAATTGCATCGCTGCAGGAATATAAGAATTGGGGTGTATTAGGTTTAAAAGTACAAGTGGAATTTTTAACGGCAGGAGATGACAGGGTTTGTCCAAAATGTGCACATTTGGAAAATAAGATATATTCTATTGATGAAGCATGGAACATAATTCCTGTTCATCCTATGTGCAGGTGTCTTTTTCTCCCCATAATTGATAATTAATAAGTTATGGCATACGGATTAGTTATAAAAATGGATGATGGGCATTACAAAACTCTGAATAAGGGGACATTGATGGATATGCAGACAGGAATAAAATATACGTTTGCACGTGAGGGGGAAACAGGAAAGCCAAAAGATTGGAATGTAAAACTTCATGATGTGGTGACATTTACTATTAGTGGTTCAACAGCAGTAAGTGTCACTCTTTACAAAAAACATGTTGACGGAATAGTTTTCTCATATAATGAATAATAAGTTTGTCATATTAGTCACTCAACGTAATGCTGCACCATACATCAGAAAATGTTTGGATTCTGTTGTTTCACAAACATACAAGAATTATGAAGTGATTATAATGGATGATGCTTCTGATGACGGGACTTGGGAAATTATTCAAAAAGAGTATTCACAGTTTCAGGCAATCCATACTCAGAAACAATCATTTCATATCAGGAATTTCATTGCAGGAATACATTTGGTTGCTACCAATAAGGAAGATATTATAGTATTTCTTAGTGGGGATGATTATTTATATAATGAGCATGTTTTAAATTATTTGAATAGTGTATATCAGCAGGATATTTGGATGACATACGGGAACTTCATCCGTACAAGTGGTTTACATGGAAAAGGGTGCTTTCCTATTGAAGATACACAGAAATATCGCAAAAGTGGGCAGTGGTTTGCTTCACACTTGGTTACTTGTAAAAAGAAACTATTTGATGCCATAAAGGATGAAGATTTGAGGTATTCAAACGGAGAATACCCAAATAATTCATTTGATTGTGCAATGCTTTATCCAATGATTGAAATGTGTGGACAAAGACATATGAGATTTATAAGTGATGTACTTTATGTATATAATGATCAGAATCCTGTGGCACATGCAAATTATATGAAGGATAAAAGAGCATCTTTACGTGAGAGAGCTTTTTATGTAGCAAAACAAGAATATTCTGAATTGAATAAACTATGATAAAGGAACACGACATAACAGGATTGGTAGGGAATCATGTAGCACCTTATTTATATGGAGCACAGTTTGAACCAGGAAAAACTTTAATTCCTTATTCCGGACCGTATTGGGATAGTCGTGAAGTTGTATCTGCAATAAATGCTTTTCTTAATGGACAATGGATTTCCGCAGGAGAAAATGTTCAGAAATTTGAAAAAGCATTTGGCAAGAAGTTTCATAACAAGTATTGCTTGATGGTGAATTCTGGTTCATCTGCAAATCTCGTTATGCTTACTGCATTAAAGAAATATTATGGTTGGGAAGATAATGATGAAATAATCGTATCTCCTGTTGGATTTCCTACAACTGTTTCAGTTATATATCAAAATAGGTTAAAGCCTATATTCGCAGATATAGAATGGGATACACTTAACTTTGATTTAGGTGAGGTAGAAAAGAAAATTACAGGGAAAACGAAAGCAGTTATACTTTCTCCTGTGCTTGGGAATCCTCCTGGTATGCAGAGATTGATTGAGATTTGTTTAAGAAGTGATGTTAAACTTATTTTGGATAATTGTGATAGTTTGGGGAGTATGTGGGAAGGTTCATATTTAAATGAATATGCTATTGCTTCTTCAAATTCTTTTTACGCATCCCATCATATTTCAACTGGGGAAGGGGGTATGGTTTGCACTGATAATGAAGAACTATATAAGTTGATGCAAAGTATTACTTATTGGGGGAGAGCATGTTATTGTGTTGGTGCAGGGAATATGCGAAAAGGTGGTTCATGTGGGAAAAGGTTTGATAATTGGTTAAAGAATTATGACGGGATTGTAGATCATAAATATATCTTTTCCAATATGGGGTATAATCTTAAACCTTTGGATTTACAAGGGGCTATTGGTTGCATACAGTTGGAAAAGTTTGATGAAATGGATCGTAGGAGAAAAAGGTCAAAGTATGTTATTGAGCCTATTGTTACTCAGATTGAAGGGGTAATATCAGTAGAAGAATTTGCAAAAGCAGATGTGTGTTGGTTTGGTGTGCCTTTTATATGTGAGACTAAGGAATTGAAGCAAAGTTTGGTTGCACATTTAGAACAGAATAAGATTCAGACACGTAATTACTTTTCAGGGAATATTCTTATGCATTCAGGATTTTCTTTTCTTGATGATTATAGGGATTATCCGCAAGCAAACAAAGTGCTTGAAAAAGTATTCTTTTTAGGTTGTGCTCCACATTATACGGATACTGTATTTAGTTATATCAA